CTTGAGTTGACTGGCAAGGGTGGCGGAGCTATCAACGTTAAGGAAATGTCTAAGAACGACATAGCGAGGCTTGTAAGTGACGCAGGACTTAAACCCGCATAACATTAGGGACGATGAACTTCAGGCGATACTCAATCTTGCGAGAGAGAATCTTCAGGGGAGCCTTCATAGTTTCATGGAGTCCGCATGGCATCTCGTTGAGGGCGACAATCAGTTCATTGATGGATGGCACCTTCATGCCATTTGCGAGCACCTTGAGGCGTGCCAGCGTGGAGACATTCGGAACCTGGTGATTAACATGCCGCCAAGACACTGTAAGAGCACGCTATGCAGCGTATTCTTCCCTTTGTGGACCTGGATCAACGACCCGTCCACCAAATGGTTGTGCTCATCGTACTCTCATGGTCTTGCGGTACGAGACTCCGTAAAGACCAGACGTGTAATGCAGACCCCTTGGTTTCGGTTAAGGTTTCCTGAGTGTGATATCGCTCCGGACCAGAATCAGAAGGCAAGGTTCGAGTTGACTGGTGGTGGCGTCCGGGTCGCCACCACCGTCCTCGGTGCAGCGACAGGTGAAGGTGGTGACTTCATCCAGGTGGACGACCCACATAAGGTGCTGGACTCTCAGTCCGAGAAGGGTAGAGATGCTGTCATAGACTGGTGGGATCAAACCATGTCCACTCGCGGCAATGATCCAAAAACAGCCAGAAGAATTGTCATTGGTCAGCGTGTGCACTTTGGTGATCTTTGCGGGCATCTGGAAGATCTCGGAGGATACGAAAAGCTTACCTTGCCAGCTGAGTACGACGGATCAACGGCTAAGACATCAATAGGTTGGAGAGACCCCAGAAAGAAGGACGGCGAGCTTTTATGGCCTGACCGGTTCAGCCGTGACGATATCGACATACTTAAGAAAAGTCTGGGTACCTTTGCGAGCTCTGCTCAGCTTCAGCAGAGACCCGTTCCTCAAGACGGCGGAATGGTTAGCCAGTCCTGGATTGAATACTGTGATGATCTGCCGGAAAAGTTCGACAGGGTTATTCAAAGCTGGGACACCGCATTTAAAGCTGGACCAGGATCGTTCGTGTGCGGACAGGTATGGGGAGCTAAGGACAACAAGTATTACCTTCTGGACCAGGAGCGCGGAAGGTGGGGGTTCACTCAGACCATCGCTGCGATTGAGCGACTCTCGAGAAGGCACCCTGACTGTACAGAGATCCTGATAGAGGACGCTGCGAATGGTCCGGCGATCATTGACACGCTGAAGAGAAGCCTAAACGGTATCATACCAGTCAGACCAGAGGGCAGCAAGGTTGCAAGGTTCAGCGCAGTCTCTCCACTGTTCGAGGCTGGGCAGGTTGTTCTCCACAAGAAGTCCGCTTTTCTACAGGATTTCCTTACTGAGCTCCTTCAATTCCCCCTGGGTCGAAACGATGACCAGGTGGACGCCGCAAGCCAGGCTCTTAGAAGGATCTCTCAGTACAACTCTGCAGAATACCTCTTTCCTCGCAAAAGGATGCTGCGACTTGTGTCGACAAAGTGACGCGGTTGGTTTAAAATAGCATTAAACAATCCGGAGTTATCCCTCATGGCTAAGAAGTTTGAGCCCGACAGCATGCTTGCACGCAGGCTTTCCGATAGAATGATGCGAATGTTTAAGGGTGCCCCCGAAGTGGTCGCATCAGAGTACGGGGCTACTGGTGTCGACTTGAATGGGACGACCGCTGGGTCTGCTGCGGAGAGGCGCGCTCGCCGGATGTCTAATCAGATGAAGGCTTTGAATCAAGAGGCGTATGATCGGTCTCGAGGCTCTAGGTATCTAGATTTCAGGGAGATTAGGGACGAGGTTCCTGAGATGGCGACGGCTCTTCAGGTTTTGACCGACTTTGTTTTTGGTGGGGATTCGGTTGATGGGGTCAACATTCAGTTTGAGGAAGATGCGGACGAACCATATAAGGACATCGTAAACTCTGCACTGGCGGCTGTAGGCGGCACGGACTTCTTTGTCCACATCTTCAAGGAGGGCACTCTTCTTGGTGACAGTTTTACAGAGCTGATCTTCTCAAGCTCTTCGCTGGTAGCAGAGAGACCTTTAATTCCTATGTCTACGGATGTTGTTGTCAACACATACTCTCAGATCGTCGGTTACAAAAGTAGGATGACGCCAACAACCTACAACAATGGAGATACAGTTACACTGGCACCAGTTCAGGTGGTTCACTATGCACCCGACAAGTCCCGAGGGCGTCGATACGGGCGAAGCATGTACGCGACAGCTAGAAAGCTTTGGCGTCAGAGTGAGGCTGCGGAGGATGTGTTGAGCCTTCTCTCCATTCTTCAGGCTGCCGCCCGTAAGTCTGTTACATACCCGATGCCCTCCAATATTAGACCGGATCAGGTTGATGACTTCCTTGAGAACCTCAAGTCTGGACAGTGGAGTCAGCAGGTTTTTGACCGAGACGGAAAGATGAGAAGACGAATCACCTCGCTTATCGCAATGGATGATCTTGTCTACCCGTACCGAGAGGGCGCTGAAAAGCCGAGCTTCCACAATGATCCACCCGCAGACTTAAGACAAATCATTGATATGCTTAGATTCATGCAGGACAAGTTCTTTATTGTGACCGGCGTTCCCGCTGCACTCTGCGGCTTTGAGAAGAATGTTAATGCTCGATCAACACTCGAGCAGCAGGGTCTTCAGTTTGCTAGAACCGTGCGCCGTAAGCAGCAGGAAGTTGTTCATCTGATGCACACTGTTATTCAGAGAGCGTTAGCGGCAGCCGGTGTTAAGCCATCGATAAAATACAAGATTAGAATGCCGAGAGTCAGCTCTTTCGATGAGAAGATGAAGGCAGACACCAACTATGTTCGAGCACAGACTGCTAGAATTCTAGCCAATGACCTAGGGATGGACTTTAAGTTCGTGCTTAAGGAGGCGCTCGGTCTAAGTGATGAGGAGGTCATGAGCCTGGCTGCAACCAGAGAGGTTCAAGAGTCTTCTGATAGACTGGCGGATTTAAGGGATCAGGAGTTTGGAGTCAAGCAACTTCTCAAAGACCTAGCGGAGTCAGTTGAGGGTGTATATGGGGAAGAATAGGCTCACTAGGGCAGACGTGGCGGTATCTTACCTGTCAGGACTCCTTCGTAATGCCGCATCTTCTCCCACTCCATTGGTTGAGAATACCGTTCGAGCTAACGAGGAGATTGGCAGCATCAGAGATGTGTTCAACTCCGAATGGTATTTTGCTTTATCCGAGTTTGACCAAGAGCTCGAGAAGCTGGGCTCGTCTGCTGCAAATAGACCCCAGAGGGTTGCATCAATACTGGCTGCGCTACAGGTGTCTTGGACGAAGTCTCTTGGTGACGCTATGGTGAGAAGCTTTAGGAAGGGGTACGGAAATCGCGGGAGACAGGATGCGTCCACCCTGACACAGGGAAAGATCCTTGAGGGCAGCCCAATATTCAGGATGATGATGGAAAAGCAGTCCGCGTTCGCCAATCAATTCGCTGGTCAGTATGCGGCAGGCGATACAGACCGCAAGGGCGCGATGGGCGTTGGGGCTCGGACCAACATGTATGGTCAGGCTCTGAAGGGTGCGTACAACGCTGGCTCTGTGTTCGGAGGAATCGGTGGCGAGAAGATCTTCTGGAGGCTGGGGGCGTGCGACCATTGTGTTGATTGTCCGGCATTAAGTGCATCAAGCCCGTTCACTCGAGCAACGCTGCCCACACTGCCTGGGAATGGAGATACGGTATGCAAGACAAACTGCTGCTGCTATTTGGTATTCGTTCGGGCACCCAAGGAAGTAGAGCCAGAGGACACCGTGGACTCCTGGATGTCTGATGGTCCGGAAGTGCAAGAGGATGAGTCTCAGGATAAGGCACGGAGAGATCTCCAGGACCTTATGCTTCAGAGATCCTTCTTGAGGAGATATGCTCTTGGAAAGCTTGACGTTACCCAGTCTGAAGTTGATGCAGCAGAGCGTGAGTCTAGGTCCGTGAGCTCTAAGGTGGATGCGATGGCTAAGGATCAGGGGCTAGAGTTGGCGGCTAGGTATAACCCCGCTGCCGTCATCACTCGTGCTGACATATCGTATAACGACATCGGAAAGATTTTCGATGCGGGCATTGACGGTCCCTCTATCTTTAGAGCTGACATGAAGAATGCGATTGGAGAGCTTGACTCCACAGCAAAGCTTTACTCGTCCCACGTTTCACGCTCCACCAAGATACCTAAGTCTCCCATAGGCCCAGACAGAGTCCCAAAGATAGGAACATTTGTTACTTATAATCTTGTAGCCGATGGATCAGTAAAGACATGGGCTATGCTTAGGTTACTACTTCAGATCCTCTCCGATTCCGAGATCTTTATTGAGGTTGGTGGGCTGGACGACTCAATGGAGAGAGTTGTCGGGTATTCAGGAGTATGGATTCGAGGACAGAATGACGAAGTCGATACGGCGGTGTCGCTGCTTAGGGACGTAGGCTCAGAGGTTGGCTTGGCGGAGGTTGTATTAGCATGAAACGATTACTTTTAAAAATGCTGGGATGGAGCATATTTGTTTATGACAAGGTATCCATCTGTCAGCGCAACTGCTTAATTGACCAGACGATAGTGTCTGAAGTTCTTGACGCAACGAAGTCTAGAAGAACGTGGTGCAAGGACGCAAGGCTCAGTATATATGTTGAGAGAACTCCGTTTATTGGGGTTTATGGCGTTGAGCAAACTGTAGAGGTCGCCAGGTTTGATGGGTGGCTGTTTCGTGGCAAGTCTGCGAATATAAGAATTGCCGCAACATCCTTGTCCGTCTCCAGGTTAACCGACCTTATTGTGGAGTTGAACCGTGTCAGTCCGAAGTGAGATTGAATCAAGCCTAAAAAAGGTTCAGAGGGGGCTGAGAATTAAAGCCTCTGACCAATTCTGGAGGGGACTTTCTCTAGTAACAGTCAATAAGGCCGGGTCTCAAGTCGAGTTCACGGCTATGGACTCAGCAGTCGACGAAGAGATGTCTCGATCAGAGTTTATCGGCAGGTCTCTAATGAGAGTCCCCCACGGGAAGACGAAGAAGTTTAACTTCCTTAGGCAGGTGTTTAGTATACTAGGCAACAAGCAACTCTCCAAGAGGCAGCGAGTCACCATCGGGAAGAAGTACGCAGGGTTAGCCAAGTCCATGGATGACGCCAAGACTATACGAAGATGGATGCTTGCCTTAGCGCAGGACGATGAGCCAAAGGGGTTTAGGAATGAGTAAGTATGCAAATGAGGTTAGTAGTAAGATAAGAGACTACTTCTCCACCGATGCAGGAAATGTCCGCAAGGTATTCATTAGAGACAAGAGGAGCAAAGGCTTCGCGAAGATCAGGGACAAGCAGGAGAAGAAGCAATACCTAGTTAAGGGCAGGTCTACCGGTGCGGTAGTTCTTTGGGACGTGTTTGAGCTCGATGGCTTCTCTCAGCCTAAGCTTAGTGGTACGGACTTTCAATTCCAGGAAGAGGCGATTGCGTTTGCGAGAGATAGAAGTCTAGGCAGGATGAGTGTTGGATACGGAGCGATCCGTGGATTGTTTAAGGCTGGTAAGGGTGGCGTGCTGGTACCTGGTGGTGGGATAGACACTCCAGGCAGCGGACAGGTTAAGGTTGTCCATACTAAGCAAGGGATTGTTGTGGGATGAGGGTTGATGCTTACATCGTTATTGAACTGGACTCAGGAAAGCTATGTGTTACCACAGGTGAGCCTGGTGCTCGAACCATTGCAGGCGAAGAGTTCTTCTTCAAGGACAGCATTGTAAGCTTAAGTGTGCCTGGCGTTAAGCTGGACCCTGTATCATCATCACTTAGCTCTGGGTCTTCATCCGTTAAGGTAATGAGCGACATTACCCCTGGAGATATACTTGTTAACTCTAACCGAGTTGCAGGCAGCAGGGCACGTATCTGGATTGAGGACGAGGAAGAAAGGATATACGAGTCATTCGATGGGGAGGTTGCGTCTGTAGGGTTCGGACTAAATGAAGACACCATGGAGTTCTCATTCGAGCCGAAAGAAGATATATCCCTACTCGAGTACCCGCCAA